AGAGATGAAACAATTTATATATGATTCGTGGAATAGTGTTATGGATGCAAAACACAACCCACTACGAAACATTAAAGACATACAAGTAAGACATCTTGTATTACAGATTCTTGCTTGGATGTGGTGTATTGTATTTGCAGCGATGGTTGGAAGTTGGACAGTATGGGGAATAAGTGTGGTGGCACATCTTCTTCTCATTACGGGAATTGTGCTTACAGTTGCAGCATTTGAAACGGCAAAACGCAGCCCACAATCATTTAATTTTATTAAAGGTTATCACAGTCCTAGTCGTAGTAGAAATTATATGTGGATTAATGGTGAAAAATTTATACTACCAGAAAATGATCCAGGCGGAGAACATGAATAATGAAAGTACGTTTAGTTAGTTATTCAGAGTCATTTGACACTGATCCAATTGCAGTAAAAAGACCTGATGTTGAACAATTGATTGCGTATTGTGCTAGAGTGTCTAATCCAGACAATCAGAACAACACTGTCACATCAGAGAAACTTATAAAATACCTTGTCAAAAATAAACACTGGTCACCACTAGAGATGGTCAATGCGTGCCTTGAGATAGAGACAACCAGAGACATTGGACGGCAGATTTTACGCCATCGTTCATTCTCATTCCAAGAGTTTAGTCAACGATATGCTGACCCGACAAAAGACTTAGATTTTGTGACCCGTGAGGCTAGACTGCAAGACACTAAGAATCGTCAGAACAGTATAGAGACAGAAGACGATATGTTACAGGACCAGTGGGAAATGCGTCAAAAGTCATTGATTGAATTGTCACAAGAAACTTATAATTGGGCAATCGAAAAGGGCATTGCAAAAGAACAAGCTCGTGCGGTGCTACCAGAAGGACTAACAGTATCTCGTATGTACATGAATGGAACCCTTCGTAGTTGGGTTCACTATATAGAATTAAGGTCAGCGAATGGTACACAAAAAGAACACATGGAATTGGCAAAAGCTTGTGCAGTAGAGATTGCAAAGATTTTCCCACTTATTGGAGATATATTAAATGACTGAAATGACTGAAATTCCTATTTTCCCAGCTGGTGTATTGAAGATATACCAAAATTCTAATCCACCAAAAATTCCTTCTATGGATGAGTTTGAATTTAATCAACAAGCAATTGCAAATCCTGATACGACACAGTTCAAGGATACACCAAACATTATTGATCATGAAGGCCTTGCTGATTTAAAGACATGGTTCTATGAGTGTACTAAAGATTATCTAGATAATGTGATGACTTTAGATCATCGTGATTTTTGGATTCATGAAAGTTGGTTGAACAGTGCAGAACCAGGCAGTTCACAAAGTATGCACAATCATGGTAACTCTATTATCAGTGGTGTGTATTATGTCAAGTCAAATCCAGAACATCCACCATTAGTATTTGAGAAAATGCCATCAAACAGCGATCCGTTTTTCTCACTAAGAAAACACTATAGTAAAGCCAATCCAAATTTTACTAATAAGATTGGTATGCCATGTACAGAAGGATCATTGATTATGTTTAATTCATATTTGTTTCATGGATTTTCACAGAACATTACTAATGAACCAAGGATTAGTCTTGCGTTTAATGTACTAGCAAATCTATCTGAACGTGATGCTTACAAGCTTGACTTTGTAAAGAATGAACGATGGTTGGATGATGCTCCTGTAAATTACACAGTTAGCACTGATGGTACTTCTGGTAAGATTGATAGAAGGATGAGTAAGTGAAAAAAGCACTTGTTATTGGAAATGGTGAGTCTAGAGCATGGTTCAAACCAAAGGCTTCTGATCACCCAACAAGAACTCCAACAATACAAGACCCAGACACTATTACATGGGGATGTAATGCAATTCATCGTCAAGGAAACCATTGTGTAAATAATCTAGTTGCAATGGACTATGCAATGCAACAAGAGATTTATGACTCAGGGTGGGCAATATCTGATCCAGAATATAATAGATTGCATAATTTATATTTTGCAAATTGGACCATTGTTCCATCAGAAGTTGCTGATATGATGCTTATGGGATTTGATATACCAGAGACATTTATTCACAAGAGTAAGAAGAGAACTGATCAGTGTGTTATATCTGGAAAAGACCCTGTTACTCTTCATGAAAAGGTTGAGTCTGCAATAAAACAATTTCCTGATCTTGATATGAATGATCTCAAACTCAAGATGGAAAAGGATGTAGGTATTTGGATTACATATGTAGATACCTATGATGCAGTAAATTCAATTGAAGATCATGTTGGTTGGTCAGCTGGAAATACAGCACTGTCATTAGCTTGTCAGTCTGATGCAGAAGAAGTATATATATTGGGATTTGATTTATCTTCATATGATAAACCTATCAATAATTTATATAAAGGAACATATAATTATTTACCAGAAACGTCTAAAGGATTTAATCCTATAAATTGGATAAATCAAATCAGTGAGGTTTTTAAATCATATCCAGATAAAAGTTTTTATTGGGTAGATTGTCAATTAGAAAATTTGCCAATCGAGTATCGATGGCTTTTAGATGATAACCTTGGTCGTTATTCTATTTCTAAAGAAAAACTTTGTGAAAAATTGAAAATAATTTGAAAAAGGTATTGACTATTATATTATGTTGTGTTACTATTATAAAATCAACAAACGTTAACATACTTTAACATACGCAAAAATAAGGAGACATATTAATGTCATTTGCTACAATGAAAAAACAAAACAGTCTTGATTCACTGTTGGGCGCTGCCCAAGCAGAATCTGCTCCACAAGAAAAGAAGTCATATGTCGATGATCGTCTTTGGAAACCTACGATGGATAAGTCCGGCAATGGATATGCCGTTATTCGTTTTCTTCCAGCATGTGAAGGTGAAGACCTTCCTTGGGCTAAAGTCTGGAACCATGCGTTTCAAGGACCAACTGGTCAGTGGTATATTGAGAACTCTCTTACCACTCTAGGTAATAACGATCCTGTATCAGAGTATAATTCTAAACTCTGGAACTCTGGTGTAGAATCAGATAAGGCAATTGCTAGGGCGCAAAAGCGTAAGTTGCAATACTTTGCTAACATCTATGTGGTTAGTGATTCTGCCAATCCTCAAAATGAGGGTAAAGTGATGCTCTATCGCTTTGGTAAGAAAATCTTTGATAAGGCTATGGAAGCAATGCAACCAGCCTTCGAAGACGAATCTCCTATAAATCCGTTCGATTTCTGGAACGGGGCGAACTTCAAATTGAAGCTTCGTAAGGTAGATGGTTACTGGAACTATGATAAGTCTGAATTTGAGGGCGTAACTCCTCTATCTGATGACGATGCTGTTCTAGAAGGTATCTATAAGAAACAGTATCCTCTTACTGAGTTTACTGCCGCATCCAACTTCAAGTCCTATGATGAGTTGAAGACTCGTCTGGACACGGTTCTTTCTGGTACTGTTTCTGCAAATACTACAGTGCAGACGCTGATGGAAGATGAACCAACTGCTACTCTTACGGTTGATACCAAAGAGTCACCAGCACCAACACCAACGATGACGGTGACAGCAGATGATGATAATGAAGATGACGCTATGTCATATTTTGAGAAGTTGGCTGATGAAGGGTAAGACGGGTAGACTATCCTAGTTGCAGAGTAGGACTCGAACTAAAAAAACCGTTATACAATAAAGAACCCCTCACTAAGAAATTGGTGAGGGGTTTTTACTAATACAATTAGAAATCATTATTATTTGCCAATAAAAGTTGTGAAGTTCTATTAGATGGACTAGTTGAATGTGGTGTTCCATAATTATTATTAACACTGCTCTTATTACTATTATCTGTGACAATTGTTGGTGCATTTACGTTTGCCTGACCACTAGACTGATTTGACCCACTTGCAACAACAGCATCTGCCTGCATCATCTTACGCATGCTGTCTCTACTTGATCTAATAGAATCATTTGCTGGATCACCTTTTCCTGCTAGTACATATGGATGATTAGATGCTGGTATAAAGACTTTGTTATTTCCTGATCCTTTTGGAATAAAATTCCCATTCCCATATTTTTTTGCCGCAGCAGCTTTTAACCTCATATCATTTCTTCTACTATTTCTCGCAAACTTCCCTGAGAACATACTACCTTTATTTCCAGAAGAAGCTTCTTCTCCACCTCCAGTAACATCATCTGCAGCACTATCAAGTGAACCTACTTTTTTACCTCCAAATGCATTACTGAACATACCACTAATCGACTGAATTAAGTTAGGTTGGGTTTCTTGCATTGTTTTGAATATTCTCTCATATTCATCAGCAGTCGGCGGCAAAATTTTTGGTAGTTTGATTTGATTCAGAAGACCAATTTTTGTTGCATCAAGTCCATTGATTGAACGTATCGCTTTATCAAATGCTATTAATGAATTAGTTCCTTCAATACCAATATTCTCCAACGATTTACCAATTTCTTTAATACCTAAAGCTGTTTTCGTCATTACGGTTGAATCAATTTTAGATAATCTTTCAACTGATGCAGTTTGTGCCTCAAGTAATTCAGTTGCCGCTTTTGCTTCACCAATTTTATCACCCTTTACGGCATTAATAACCGTTGCAATACCATCTGCAATCGCAGTTACTGTTCCTGCTACAGCACCGCCAACACCTTCAATTATACCAATAATTACACCACCAACTTCTTTAATTACATCACCAATTGATCTGAATATCTCTGGTACTTTTATGATAGCAGTCATGAGGACGTTACCGATAACATCAGCAATCTTAATTATAACAGGTGCGAATTCTTCAATGGCCTTCGTGAGGACGTTGCCAATAACATCAGCAATTCTAATCATGATAGGAGCAATTGCTTCAAATGCAGGCGCTGCAACTCTTAGTGCTGCACCCAAACCAATCATTCCAAGAGTGAATACAGCTAAACCAGCAATGACAACTGGGTTTGCAAATGCCATGACCCCACTTGCAAATCCTCTTAGAATCCCTGCTATTGCCCTTCCGATACCTTTACCGATTGGACCTAACGCTTTCCCTAGTGCAGCAAATCCTTGTGCTAATGATATAAGAAGTTTTCCGGCACCAGAACCAACCGCTTTTATAAAGACTCCGATACCTTTACCAAGTCCAGCAATGCCCGCACCAAGACCAGTCAAACCGCTATCGCCACTGTCACTTGACCCTGCGCCACCACTTCCAGTAATACTCTCTGCTATTTGTCTTAATAGATCAAGTTGTGTAGATTTCCATCTTTCATTTTCTTGTCTTTCTTGATCTCTTTCAGCTGGAGTCTCACCACCATCGTTAGCTGCCGCAGTTGACAGACTCTGTATATTTGCTTCATTTTGATTTTCAGCAAGAATCATATCTCTTGCTATTCTTTCACTTTCATTTTCTGCATTTTCTTTTTCAATAATACTATTTGCTTTTTCTTCTCCAAGTTGTTCTTTTAAAGCTTTATGTCTTTCTTCATCCCTCTTTTTTGAAGCTTTAGCTTCAGCAACTTTTCTTTTATTTTCTCTGACAGTTTTTTGAAATTCTTTATATTCTCTTTTGCTTAATCCAGAAGATTCTTGTAATTGTTTAGCACGCTTTTTGTCAAGCATAAAATTAAATATTGTTCTTTTAAAACCATTTCCTAGAATTTTATCACCAATCTTTGCCGCAAGCGCTGCTTTCGTAAGACCTAACTCTTCACGCAAAGAGTTTTCTTGTACACTTAATGCAGCAGCCTTTAGTTCTTTTGCTGCATCACTAAAAGCTTTAGCGCTTTCTTTTTGTGATTTGATTAGAT